TTTTCACAATGTCATACAAGTGGGGAGGATCGTATGAGCCGTATACATCTTTACGCAACATTGATAGTCGTTGCTTGCCAGCCACATACTGATAGTTGGTGTGCCCAACATCAGGATTGCTTTCCACATCAATAAGATCCACAATAGCTCTCAGCGTCAGTCCATCAATTTCCTTGGTAGTAATACCATCATAGAAATGCACCTGAGCTTTGATCTCTACCATGCTTTGACTAACGTCAGCAATGCCTGAACAAACTTTGGCAATTTGTGTTTGCCATTTTTCCAGAGCAAGTGGCTCTCTAGTGCCATTTCTTTTGAGAACTGTTGTAATTTTCATTGTGTTTATTGAATCCGTAGTTGTATTTGTTTTTGAGTGACCTGATGCCGGGGTTTCTGTTCCCCTGGGTTGATATTTACAATCGTTGTCGAGTCCCAATTCAGTATATATTTTTTATTGTTGACCAGGACTAAATTGTCGCTAGCAAATTCGGCCAAAACAGAGTCCTGGATATCAGAACGATCCATCATAGCTATAGTATACATTATTCCCAGCCCTCGAGCAAGTGAGCAATAGATGTTGTCATCCAATAATTGCCAGGGATCAGGCCAAGTGGGAAGATCGTCCCAGTGTAGATGATAAGGTTGCCAAGGCGAAGTAAACCACCATGCGTTGATTTTTTGCAGGGCCAACTCTGGCGAGATGTCTTGGCACTGTTGTCTAAGAACAGCCCAGGCTTCAAGGCGCTGGGCAAAAGTACGTGACCACATTAGCCAAGGTGTGAGAGACTGTAGTAAATTTTTCCAGCTGCGCCAGCTGATGATGAATATGTCATGGTAATAGTACCGCCCACAGTAGACGCAGTGTCTGTTGGGGTCAGTGTGATACCAGTTTCAGCATTTTGATTGTAGTCGTCAGTCCAGTTAAACTCGCCGGTTGAATCGTCAGGAATGCTGACTGCTAACAAAGTGCCTGTTCGAACTGTTGTATCACGTGTGATGGTGTAGTTCATGGCAAATGCCCGACTGCCAGTGGGATAGTCACCCACTGTGAACGTAAACAGTGTAGTTCCGGCCTGGCTGGCTAACAAATCTTCAGTGATACCCGACTCGCGGATGAAACTGCCCATTTCAATTTGTTTGCCATTGGTTATGGCAATACTGGCCGGAATCCCTTGAGAGGTCACATTGAACAACTCAATTCTAGGATACGTCACACTTTGCGCATCGTTACGCTGGAACATGTCGCCAACAGAAATATTGTTGTCAGCGTTCATGCTGATGATGGAACTGGCTGGCAGTGCACTTCCGTTGAAGTGGTTGCCTACATCATAGAAAATATTGTAACCACTGGCATTGAGCGAACAATCCACAAACTCAATACCTTGAACATAAATGATATCAAAAGCATTGCTCATGATACGGAAGCCAGTGGGATCAGTGTCTAGTTTGATACCTTCGTACAAGGTACTGAAATTGTTGTTGCTGAATGTTACACCTTGAGTAACTTGGTCAGTGTCTATACCAAAAGTGAATCCACTAAACCCGCCTGCATTCCATACAATTTGGTTGCAAGGGTTGCTGACTGTGCTGGCAAAACGAACTGCGGATATATTGTCGCTGGCCAAGTTGGCAGTGATGTCTGTAGTGGTCAGTGCACCTTGCACAGTTACTGAATCAAAATTGGCAATGGCACATTGTTCAAACAAAAAGCCATCTGTGACTCTGTTGGTTCTAAAACTGATACCTGAACATTCTACGTTGCCAGGAGGGGTTGCGCCGTTAGTTTCAATATTGCCGCCCACTTGTTGCAAACTGTCAGCAGTTCTTCCAATGTAACTTGGTAGTGTGGCTGTGTTGTCCCAGTAAGGATCTCCGTTGGGGGCCAGGGCGCCTAGGGCAGTACCTGCTGGAACTTCAAAGTTGCTACGATAGTAGGCATAGGTGTATGGGCCTGCACCTGAGGTAACCACTACCAGCACACCAATGGCATAGCTAGACAGTTGATTCCATTCTTGAATGTTAAGATCAATTATGCTACTGTTTGCGCCTTCGCCATAAAGTTTGGCATAAGGCGGAATCAATATGGTGTCGGTTACAATGTATCGTCCAGCTGGAAAAAACAAACTGCGTCTAATGGCAGGATTGGTGTCTCTACAAAACATCTGATACAGCGCACGGTTTATGGCTGCTGTACAATCAGTAATACCATCGCCCACAGCACCAAAATCAGTGACCACAGCATAGCTGTCTAGTCTTGCTTGCAGACTTTGAGTAATCGGTGATCCGGAGGTAACACCGGTTTGCACAGTGTACCCAGCTGCTTCGCCTTTGTAGGTATACTGATTGGTATAGGCCAATACATCTGAAAATTCTGTCAGAACCTCAGTGTTGCCCACTATTGGTGCACCGTCAACTAGGGTGCCGTTACCAATAAACAATCGGCGTTGATCAGTGGCCCAGCCAAATTCGGCTCCGGCCAAGGGTTGGGGTAGATCAACTTCTAACCCTTTGCGTTGTGTTATTCTAGATACTTGTACTATTGCCACAGTGATGATCCTCGACTATCACATATTTAGCACGTAGTACTCCTCAACCTTTTTCCACCACATGGCACGATATTTTTCAAATTCTGCGCCTTCCAGCACAAATTCTTGATATTTTGGCTGGCCAATGATGTTGTGATTGGCATCCAAGTCCGGTTTCACACACATCAAAATTACACCTTTTCGGATGCGGGTGCCATGTATTTCGTTATGGGCTTCTGCGTATGCACACAGCTGAACAAAGTAATCATCAATCCATTCGCGCTTTTTGGGCTTGTTGGTTTGCTTGTAATCCAGGATTGATTCTTCATTTAAATGAATGCCGGCACCGTCTGTTGTGCCTGCATACACACCGGGAAAGTACAAGGGTACTTCGATGCCCCAAAATTCACTTACATTTTTTAGTCCCTTGTTGATGACTTCTTCTGCCATGATATGGCTGGGCCAGCTGAACGGATTAGATCCACGAGCAGGTATAGTACCTTCACGAATGTACCGTTCAAGATAGGTGTGCATTCTGGTGCCGCGATTGGCTGCTTCTGTAGTGATAGCTTGTGCTCGTTCTGCGCCCACTGTTCGTCGCCAATTGTGCAAGGCAGCTTTGCTTTCTTCACTTTTGGTTTGATCTAGGATGGTAGTTACACTAGGTAACTTATTGCCATCTGGGGTGGCATAAAATCTCTTGCCGTCTATTGTGACCCTGGGGATGGGTTGATAATCAAATTTTGGGTTGTACATTGTTTTGATTGGTTATCCAGGTGTGTAATGTTTGTGCAATTAGTTCATGGCCTAATTCATTTGGGTGGCCACACTCACGCAAGTATTGATTTGGTGCTTTCTTCATTAAGTATATTGGGAGTTCATACCTAAATAGTTGTAAACAAGATTTGTGATATATTTTATCAGTATCAATTCCAGGTAAATTTAAATCAAGATCACTCCATCCAACAATGTAGTAATCTTGTATTTTGTATTGTCGACATATGGCTTGCATGCTCAACACATTTTTATGTAAATTAAAGTTAAGCGTAGAAATTGACGTAAAATGCTTTATATAATTTTTAGAAATTTCATCAGTTTGGTTGACTCCTAAGTCAACAACCTTAACACTAGCAAGGTCTTCAACACCAAAAATACTTTTAGTTTCATCTATGGGTTGACGTAAATTATCTAATAGTATGCATTCTCTTGAAGGAGTGGTAATTAAAAAAACTGCTATTGAATTTTCTACAGGTATATCTGTACGTTTAACATAGTCAAGCAGTTGTAACACTGATCTGCTGTTGCTGGACCCTTGTATACCTAAATTAGTAAAATTGGTTGCAGATAATTTGTTAGCCAGTCGAGCCCCAAATGTATCTGTTTCTAATACACCAAGCCCCACAGTCCAACTGCATCCAAAAACCGCCAGAGCTGTCACACTCTAAAACTTTCTCCACAGCCGCATCGGTCTCGCTCGTTAGGATTGCGAAACTCAAATCCTTCATTAAGACCCTGGCGTAGATAGTCTACAGTGACACCTCTGAGATACACTTCATTTTTCTTATCAACCAGTACCACAAAGTCTGCTTGGGCATAGTTAATATCAAATTCTGAAGGTTTGTATTCTTGTACGTATTCTAACACATAGGCCAGGCCTGAGCAACCAGTGGTCTTTACTCCAAGACGTATGCCAGCATAGCCTTTGGATTGCAATAATTTTTGTATTTTGTTTCTGGCAGTGTCAGTGATTGAGATCATGCCGTTTGCGATAGTCCTCTACAGCGGCTTTGATGGCGTCTTCAGCAAGGATTGAACAATGGATTTTGACTGGTGGCAACGAGAGTTCCGTAGCAATCTCTGAATTTTTAAGAGCTGCCGCTTGGTCAAGCGTCCGGCCTTTAACCCACTCGGTAACAAGAGAACTGGAGGCAATCGCACTGCCGCATCCGTATGTTTTGAATCTTGCGTCCGTGATGATACCATCTTGCACCTTGATTTGAAGTTTCATGACGTCGCCGCAGGCAGGCGCACCAACCATACCAGTACCAATATCAGTATCACTCTTATCAAAAGAGCCGACGTTCCTGGGATTTTCATAGTGATCAACCACTTTTTCTGAGTAAGCCATGTTAGATCCTTACCAGCACTTCTTGATAGTACCCGTTGATCAACACCATTTGTTTGCGATATGCAATGCCGTCAATGTACACAATGTCGGGCTGTGGCATAACCACCACAGGCGGTTGTTGCACAACTACAGGCGGTCGCGTCATTGCATACACCACTGCACCACCAATTATAGCAGGTGCTACCCAGCGCCAGTCATTACCGTGATGGTGATGGTGATGGTGATGATGTTGTTGGGGAGAACCAGTAGCATATCCATAAGGATTGCGGTGTTGCGCAAAAGCAACAGAACTGGTCAAAATAAGCAGGGTAGCGATAAGTCGTTTCATAGCAAACTCCTTTAAGTCAGTAGTATACTACATTTAACGTTTTTGGTCAACCTTTAGTTGACTCAATCAGACGCCGCGGTCCCGTTTTGCTGCCGATTTGGCAGCTGAAGCCACAATGTCCTGAGCTTTGTTTACAGGCATAGCCTTGTCAATTGGGTCTCCACCTTTATAAACAATAGGATCATCTGTGTCAGGTGCCAGCGGTTCTAGCACATTGCTCAGTGGTGGTTGATTGGTTAGTCCAGGCAACATTTGTTTGGTAACTGTGATGCCCAGGCTCTGGGCCAAATTTAAAAACGCATCTTGACTGATTTCTTTGCGGGCCGATTCATCTTCTGCGCGGCCAGATAGAAAATCTACCAGACCCAATAATTTGTCAGGGCTGGGAGTACCTGCGGTATTATCAGCAACTTCGCGTATTAACATTATCTACGTGATCGGCCTAGAGAGCCAGCCTGGGCAGCGGCTGCATCTAGTTCGTCAGCACCTGCTTCTGCACCAGCTTCGGCACCAGCTTCTGCACCAGCTTCTGCACCAGCTTCTACGTCAGCACCTTCAGGTGGCACTGGAGCAGCAGAAGCAGCACCCATACTGGCCATGCCAGCATCAGGTGGAGGTGTTTGACCAGTCACTACGCCAAGTGCGGCGTCTAGTTGTTGTTTGGTGCCTTGTAGATTTTGCATCAATCCTGACAGTGCGGCCGATGCATCGGTATTGAATTGTGTGGCTTGATCAATACCTACTTGGTTCTTGATAGAGTCAACCAAGGCAGGCAGTTCTTTGAATTGCAGTTCAGACACATCTTCTAACATGCCTTGCATTTTGTCAACCATGTCTTGAGCAGCCAACACCACTTGAGCTTGTTGCACTTCGCTTTCTCTCAACATGCGGTATGCGCGGCGCAAACGATTTTCAGCCACAGCGGCTGCATTAGCGTTGACCAACTGTTGTTCGTCAGAACTAAGTGTTTGGCCTTTTTTGAGCTTGTCTTGGGCCATTTTGAGCTTGGGGTCAACTGGCTTGGCGGTACCGGCTGCTGGTTGTCCTGGTTTGGGAGGAACTGCACCTGGCTGTCCTGGAGCAGCCAATGCCGGTGACTGAGGCATCATCTCTGCCAGGCGAGTGGACAAAGCCTGTTCCATCATCATTAGTTTGAGATAGGTAGGATTGCGCTCACTGTAATGGCGTGCACTGGTGCCTTGATGTTCACGGATCAGTTGCTGTACCTTGACCAGCATTGCTGATGTTTGTTTGCGGTTAAGCGATTCCACAGTTATACGCTTGCCAAAATAGCTCTCGAAAACACGAGATATTTGTTTGGTAGGGTTAGGCGCGGCCAGTTCTTGCAATTTCATTTGAGAATCCTCTAAGTTGTAAATATTTAGCCGAATTTATACATTTTTCAAGTTCAGCCGAAATACTCTTGTAGTATATGATCTTGGGTTCAATCTTGGTTCTAACAGTTTCGCGAAACAGGGGATTGCGACTGCGACTGGCAACACTGCGTCTGCATTCAATGTCTGCTGCCACCAAGTTCTTTTGCGCATCCAGTTTTTTGATGTTAAAAGCCAAGTTGAGTTGATGATTTTTGTCAGCCACGCACCAACTGATAGCACTGCGTTTGCTGTGGAAAGTTCCAGCCAAGCTGGTGTATTTGTACACTGCATAGCTATGGTCAGCTTGGGTCAAGTGGTAACAACCAAACACCACCCAACCTCCATGTTCGTCATCAACTATGAGATTGTGGATTGATTCTATTATTTGCTTTTCAGCCCAGCGTTCTAGTTTTTGTTCTCGGGTCATTTCAGTACGTAGTGTGTGACCA